TGACTGGAAGAATAACGGTGCATCCGACTTCGGATTCATCGCTCAGGACCTTCAGAAGGTTATTCCACAGGCTGTCAGTTCCGTTGACACCGAAGACGGAGTGATGGGTGTTGATTACTCACGCTTGACCGCAGTCCTTGTTGAGGCTATGAAGGCTCAGCAGACTGAGATTGAGACTCTTAAGAGTGCAATCGCCAAGTTGAGCAAGTAATGATATAAAGATTCTTTACTGAATCTTTGGGGGAGGGTATACTAGGTATACCCTCCCCTTTTTTGTACCTATATATATAAGGAGGTGATTTATGGCGAAGCAGAAAGACTGGGACTACATAGCAAAGCTTGAAAAGGCGATAGCAGAGAAGTATGGAGATGAGGCGATAGCGAATCCTAACTCCAATTGGGATAAGGAAAAAGAGAAAGAATACCTAGACTCTCTCAAGGAGATTAATCGTCGGCGTGACAAGAGAAATGAATTAGAGGAGAAGGTTGAAGTCGAGGGATTTTTAATCCCGAGGAAACTACTTAATAAGGACAGTAATCGCGAATGTCCTGTGTGCGGAGTTTATTCCTGTACGAAAAGGGACGACATGTACATGTTAAGGTTCCAGTGTTGTGAGAAGTGTTTCGTCCAACACGTCGAGGGACGCGAAGAGCGCTGGCAAAAAGGATGGAGACCAAATGGCTAAAACGACACTAGAGATAATCAGAGGACTACAACAGGCTTTCTCAAACTCCCAGGACCCTCATCGGTCCTCAGACATTGGGTTAAAGAAAGAAGAAGATATTTCCATTCGCGACCGCAGGGTTTGCGATGGCTTTGGAATTAAATTTACCGGAGACAAGCTGTTTATCAACTACTCTTCAGAGATTCAAATGAAGGAAGCCCACAACCCCAAGTTTGAATCAGACATCCTCGCCATGATTGGAAAGATTAAAAGTTTCTTACAGAAAGAATACAAGGCAGTTACCGGAGACGGGATCACCCTTACTCCCGACAAGGACATGGAGCCGCAGGTTCTAGTCCAGTATCTTTCCAGAGTTAGATCCCAGGTTACGGCTTCTCAGTGTTTTAGAATTGGCGGCGTGAAGATGGATGAGATTGCAGCAGAGAGCGAAGAGACCACCAACCCAGATGTCAAGAAGCTGGTCGGCGACGGAGAGGATCAGTTCCCAGGAGCCAAGAAGCCAGAGAACGTCACAGTCAAAAAGTCGGAGCAAGAAAAGCAATGAAAATAGAAAGAAAGCGACTGCTAGAGATCATCAAGGAAGAGGTCGATTGGGCACGACAGGCTCGTTCGTCAGTTCAAGAGGCGCTACAGGCAGACACGATTACCAGACTTGAGAACCTTATGATGGATCTTCAGGACGAAGGATCATCTCTTGTTGGCGTGCTTGAGGCAATAATTGATCAGATTAAAAAAGATGAAGGTTTGCAAGAGCAAGAAGTCAGTCCTTGGCAGAAGTTGGCGGGAATCATCCAAGAAGCAGGGTCGCCACAGATCCCCTTGCCCAAAGATCTTGTCTTTGAGTTGATAGAGTATCTACAAGACATGTCTGGTCTTAAGCTGAAGGGCAGTAATTTTATCGCGAGCAGAGCTAAAGAACTACTCGCCAAGATGGACACGGGAGATACGGGACCAGGGGCGGGGACATAAAGAGCAGTGCGGTGTCCTACCAATTAACCAAGAAAGAGATAATTAAAGAAGTTGTAAAGTCTGGGCGAGACCCGGTTTACTTTATTCGCAACTACTGTAAAATATCTCACCCAATGCGCGGACTCATTCCTTTCGAGACCTACGAGTTTCAGGATGAGCTTCTGCGAGAATTCAATGACCACAGATTCAATGTAATCCTGAAGGCGAGGCAGTTAGGGATCTCGACGGTTACAGCGGCGTACATTGCCTGGATGATGATATTCCATCGGGACAAAAACATTCTGGTTGTGGCAACTAAGTTCGGCACTGCATCCAACTTGGTCAAGAAAGTTAAACAGATAATTAAGCATCTGCCTTCGTGGGTAAGAATATCGGACGTCTCAATCGACAACAGGACATCGTTCGAGCTTTCTAACGGTTCTCAGATCAAGGCGTCTTCTACCAGTGGAGACGCTGGTCGTTCGGAAGCTCTTTCTCTTTTGGTCATTGACGAGGCAGCGCACGTCGAGGGCTTGGCTGAGCTTTGGACTGGTCTTTATCCTACGCTGTCTACTGGTGGTCGGTGCATTGCTCTATCAACGCCGAATGGTGTCGGGAACTGGTTTCATCAAATATGCAGTGACGCGGAGCACGGAGCAAACGATTTTAATCTAACTGTTCTCCCTTGGGATGTACACCCAGATAGAGACAAGGAATGGTTTGATAACGAGACCAAGAACATGTCTAGAAGACAAATCGCGCAAGAGCTAGAGTGCAACTTCAATATGTCGGGTGAGACGGTACTACACCCAGAAGATATTGAGTGGCTATCATCAGCAGTCTACGAGCCAGACTATAAGACTGGGTTTGATCGTGGATTGTGGATGTGGGAGAGGTATAACCCAGAGCACAAATATTTATTAGTGGCGGATGTAGCACGAGGCGACGGTAAAGACTTTTCTGCTTTCCATGTTATAAACTTAGTTACACTTGAGCAGGTCGCAGAGTATCAAGGCAAAGTTGATTTAGATATGTTTGCTGATCTCTTAGACAACACTGGGCGAGAGTATGGGGAGTGTATGCTGGTTGTTGAAAACAATAATCTAGGGTACGCTGTGTTAGAGAAGTTACAGAATCTTGAGTACCCAAATTTGTACTGGTCAGTCAAGTCTACTCACGAGTATCTTGAGCCGCATATTGCCGAGCATCGTCACGGAGCAGTTCCAGGGTTCACCACCTCGATGAAGACCAGACCGCTAATTGTCGCTAAATTGGAAGAATTCGCCAGAAATAAACTAATTACAGTGCATTCTTCTAGAACTCTTAACGAGATGAAGACATTCATCTGGAACAATAGTAAGCCAGAAGCAATGCAGGGATATAACGATGACTTGGTTATAAGTCTCGCCATAGCTTGTTGGGTAAGAGATACTGCTTTAATTACTAACCAAAGAGCGGTAGAATACGGGAAGGCTCTTTTGGGGTCGATGGTATCTAGCAAGACAGTGCTTGACACCAAGGTGGTAGGTCAAAGAGGCTACAAGCCAGCCTCAAAAAGCCTAGAGCATCAGGCAAAAAAAATGAAAGAGTTTGGTTGGCTCTTGAAGGGATGATAAATGGCTGAAGGAAATAACCCACGGAACCCGGACTCTTCTTTATTTAAGAGATTGACGCGACTCTTTTCGGGCCCGATAGTAAATTACCGATCTCAATTACCGAGACAATTAAAGAAATCCAAGCTAGACAATTACGCAAGGAAGTTTCGCTCTCTGAGCGGGCAGCAGTTCAAGAAGTCTGCTTTTGACCCCTTTACTGGGATGACATCGAATTACTTATCAGAGCAAGGTCGTTCAGATCGATACGCTGATTTTGATCAAATGGAATACACCCCAGAGATTGCCTCTGCTTTGGATATATACGCAGACGAAATGACGACCTCGACAAATCTCCAGCCACTCCTAGCGATTGATTGCCAGAACTCAGAAATTAGTGCAGTGTTGGACTCTCTGTATCACAACGTACTTCAGGTTGATTATAATTTATTTGGTTGGTGCCGAACGATGTGCAAGTATGGCGATTTCTTTTTGTATCTCGATCTAGACGAAGAAGAGGGAATTAAAAACGCGATAGGTCTACCATCTCCAGAGCTTGAGAGGATTGAAGGCGAAGACCCAGAGAATCCTAACTACGTTCAGTTCAAGTGGGCATCAGCCGGAATGAACCTTGAGAACTGGCAAGTGTCTCACTTTAGAATTTTGGGTAATGATAAGTATACACCTTACGGAACTTCTGTTCTTGAGCCAGCCCGGAGAATCTGGAGGCAGTTAACGCTTATTGAAGATGCAATGATGGCTTACCGTATTGTTCGCTCTCCAGAAAGAAGAGTCTTCTATATTGATGTGGGTAACATCGCCCCGCAGGATGTGGAACAGTACATGCAGAAAGTCATGACGCAAATGAAG